GATTACATGAGTGGAATGGTTAGATTGAATACCAATTTTTCTCCTGCTGGAAACGAATTGTTTTTCATATTAACAGCAGAACCAGAATACACCGACTTGTATGTCGTTGAAAACAGCATTTTCAGACTCAACCGTGGATATTCTGACTCTGTTTCTGTTGGTGTTACCACTGCTACTACTCGAAAGGCAACTCTGTAATCCATGAACGGAATCAACAGCATAGTTCTGAACACTCCTTCGGACGAACTTGAAAAAGTTTTGTCTCCTTTTATACGAGAACAGTTTCCGTCATTCGTTCGTTCTGATTACGGTAAATTGATACTGTTCATCAAGTCTTATTATGAATGGTTGGAAAAAAAGAATAATTCGGGCTATGTGCTGATGAACATGGATTCGGTTTCCGATGTTGATGCCAATCTTGAAGAATTTTATAGTCACTTTAAATCCACATATCTTGACGGATTTCCGGAAGACCTTGCGACAAACTCATCGGGTGAACTACCAAACAAAACAACTTTGCTTAAGAACATAAGAGAGTTTTACGGGAAAAAGGGAACCGAAAGTGCATATAAGTTCCTGTTTCGCGTTCTATACGACACCGATTTAGAAATATATCAGCCGTCTACCGATATTCTCAAGGTGTCTGATGGAGAGTGGATTGAGCCGGTTTCGGTAAAAACCACTAGCGCAAATGGATCACTGTTGTTTGGGGGAAAGGGCGGATACCTTTATCAATATAATGGTTCAGAAGTTTCTGCAAGCGCATTCATTCGTTCGGTGGTTCAATATTCGTTCAGTGGAATTCCAATCACAGAATTTTTTATAACAGACATAAACGGAACATTTAGTCCTGATTCCGACATCACTATAATAAATGGAAACAACAAGTGGATTGAAAAAACATACTCTGTGCTTGGAGAATTTTATATTGAAGATCCTGGTCAAGGATATAGAATAGGAGATACCATTAGTTTGCTTGACGCAAACGGAAAAGGATTTTCTGCAAAAATTCAACAGACTGGTCTGGCTGGTGGAGTGAAAAAGATAGACATCATCAGTTCTGGATTGAATTACACCGGCAATCCTGTTGGAGCGTCGGCTGACTATTTCTTGCTAACAGTGTTTAGTGACACGGGAAAGCAAACCGCAAAGGTCTATGGTAGACGCACAGCGATGACCATGTATCCTGGATATTTTTCTGGAAATAGAGGAAAGATATCATCAAACAAAAAGGTACAGGACAGCAATTACTATCAGGCATTTTCTTATGAACTGAAATCCGCTGTTTCGATTGACACATATTTTGATGTTTTGAAAAAAGTGATTCACCCCGCAGGAACCAAGATGTTTGGTTCGGTGTTGCTAAAAAAATTCATCACGAACACAGTAAAGACATCAACTCAATCTACACTATATGAAACGCCGGTCATAGGAAAATATACTCCATACAAGACCACCACTATTGTTGATCTGCGTAACAACGGAGTCACTGCTTCTGGATACTGGCTCGGTGCCACGGGAGACTTGTATCCACTTGGATATAATCCTTACATCGGATCTACGGCAGAAGTGGGACCAAACGGAACCACCACTTCTCTCGGAACGGTATTTGTCGGTAACTCGTTGGGCTACACCTGGTGCTATGTTCCCGAAGACGGCAGGACAGCACACAATCCCATCGGCGCTCCTCTGGGCAGCACCACGGCGTGGTATTCGGGAAAAGAAACCTCGTGGTCACCAGCAGGTCTTCGTGGGTTGGTGCTGTGGCTCCGACCAGAAAACATCGGGGTGTGTGGATCGGTGGTGAACGGTGCAAGCGTAGACATCTGGCGAGACTCTTCTCCACGACAAAACCATGCTGTTCCTCCAACATGGGGACGATTCAACGGAATGGCTAGTTTGAACGCTGGAATTACGATTGACAAACTCCGTCCTGTTCTTGTTACTGCTTCTTCTGCTGGCGTGACGGGAATATCCTTCAATGGTGGACCAGTGTTTTCTCCTCACTCTGTTTTTGGAGGAGCCACATTTGGTTCTATAGTTGGTCTTGGATTCACTACTGGTGCAGGAAGCAGTGCAGCAGCGGTCTTGAACGGACAGCATCTGTATCTCACAAATCAACTGGCAGTCACCGATGATGCAGATATTTTTGTTGTGTATCGCCCCACTATTGAGGGCTTGAGTCACGGATACGGACTGCTTGCGTCAAGAAGTGTCAACTACAATCCTGCTGACCCGTCAGTGCGGCTTGACTCTGTGCTGTTCTCTCGTCCTTACAATGTGCAAGACAGGACTCCTTCTTTCCAAAACAGCCAATACTACAGCGTGACTCCACTTGGAACACTACTGTATCCTGGTGCTTCGCTGCCACCAGTGGGTGCCGTTGGATTCCGACCAGGCGGAGATCAGCAGTCGGTGACACAGAACTACATTGTATACGATCCCCATGTGTCTGGAGTGTGTTTTGGTGTGTCAGTTGCGGAAGCAGTTCGTGACTCGGACAACAGAATACGGGTGTATCTGAACGGCGATGAGGGCTTGAACCGTTCTCGTTCAACCAATCGCTACATTGCAGAAGTCACTGCTCCACCAACGGAAGATTTTGTAATCAAGAAGGGACTTGAGTTCTATTTTGATGCGGGAAAGAGCGCGTGTATCAGTGAATTTGCACGGGGACACGAAAAGAATCTCATCAAGAATACTGTGTTTGAACCTATTCCACGAAATGTGCTTAAGCCTTTGGATATTGGTGCTTTTGGAAGAGATGGTGCAGAAAGTGCAGGACCGGTGTTGCGTGTCACTTCCATAACAGGATCTACCGCACCAGCGTCCAGACCCGACCCATTCTCTGGTGCCGAAGTTTTCCGTATGCGTACAGGAACTAGCGGAAATCTTTATGTTAATCCTGTTCAGAACTGGATAGATCCCAATTATGTTGGGTTCAAAAATAAGGCGTGGACTGTGGTGATGTATGTTCGCAGAACAGATGGAGCAGCAATTTCTTCAGCATCCATGTATATTTATTTTGATAGCCCTGATGGAAATTATGCTCCTGCCACAGTTCAGAGTGTTGGGAATGGATGGTACAGAATTTCACGAACACGAAAAGAACCCAGTACGGGAATTTCAATTCCACCCGAAAGGTCTGTGGTTCTTTTTGGCTTGACAGGACTTGGTGCTGGTGTGGAATACGACATATCGGGTGTTCAGTTGTTGCCGTATGCACTCAATACTGGAGTTTTGATTCCTGGTGAACCAGATGGAGTCACACTGGGACACTACGGCATAGGACAGCGGATCAACACAATATTAGGTCATGCCCACAGCAACAGAATTGAACGCTTTACTGATGCGTGGGGCGACCCAAGAATGGTTTGGAGAGCAGTGAATCACTCGGTTAACTCAAGTATATCTGGTTGGAACGGAGGATTCTGGAGCACACAGACTCCAATAGATCGGACGAAACTGTATCGGTATTCTGTATGGGTTCAGAGAATGGATGCTAATGCTGGTGATGTTTATATTGGAACAGTGTATGGGGGAGTAAACAACAAAATAACAGGAGCACAGCAAACCAATCCTTATTTTGCCGTTGCAACTGTTGGAAGTTCGCAGATTCCCACAAGCAGGGTGGGACAGTGGTTGCTTGTGGTTGGACACATACACCCCGAAGGAACAGCAAGCGGAGCAAATTCCAACCATCCAAACAGCGGATGGTATGCTCTTGGTGGCGGAGGATTGACATATGCTCCTTTAGTAACTGGTTCTGGCGCGGGAGACAACTACAGCGATTACATATGGAGATCCGATGCTACTAGTTCTGCTCTGCGTATTGGTCTGTATGGAAGCAATGTTCTTGGAACAGAGGCACGGTTCATGCTTCCCCGAATTGATCTCGTAGACGGAACCGAGCCTACAATTGCTGAACTACTGGCAAACACACCAAACACCATCTATGACATCAGCGGCAAGGGTCAGAATATGTACGCCCTGTCGCAGCCTCTATACAGTAGTGGTGATGGTGGGGTGGTGGTGTTTGACAAGAAGCGAACCACAAGCATTCGTACAATACCAACTTTGAGTGTTGGTTCTTCGGACGAAACTGGAAATAGCACATGGGAAGCATGGGTGAAGCCAATTCCTATTGTGCAGAATGTAACTGGTTATTATGGTTTTGGTATGTGGGCTAGTAAAGGATTGCCTTACTTTGCATACACCGATGGAGGAAGTCAATATAACAGTTTCAATACACAAAACATACAAAGAGCCATAGCACAGGCTTCGGATTTCGTTATTCCTACAAAATATGTCTATGCAGTTACTACATTCAGTTATTCGTCTGCATCAGATCAGACAACAGTTACCATATACACCAACGGAAAACAAGTTGGACAGCAGATATATCCTGGCAAACATATCATTGGAAGTGGAAGTGGAATTTTTGCTCTAGGAAGTCATGGTTATTTTGGTGGCACTAATTGGTATGCATATGGTGGAGAAGATTCATATTGGGATTACCACTATAACGGTGGAATATCCGCTGTTCGTGTGTATTCTCGCACACTTTCACAACAAGAGATATTGCAAAACTATAACTCAAGCCGCGCACGGTTCGGAGTGTAAAGGAACCATATGGCAGACGAAGACCTATTCCTACCACAGCGAGAAACAGGATACGCAGCAAGCGAAGAGCAATACAATGCTTCGGACATTCTCATTGGCAGAATCGGCTGTCACATCAGCGCGGGTGCCACTGGTAGCGGGACTCCGGGTTCACAGGCATGGATCAATTCTGTGTTGGCAAACACCCCATCATATTCTTTCGGCGGGGTAATCCACGAAGTAATAGTGTTTGACCGAAAATTGTCAGAAACAGAGCGTCAGCAGATGTACGGGTATCTGGCTAGAAAGTATCGTGCGGACAGGATTCTGCCTGACGAGTTCAAGGCTGCACACACTGCCACATATTACTCGGGAGCCACATATTGGCAGATTGAACACCATCCCAATACACAGGGCATCACCGGTATAGATGAAAACATAGATTTTGGAGGCGTAAGAATTGGTAATTTCTTGTCTTTGCCACAACAAATCTATAAGTCCAAAGGCAGTCAGCAAGCAGACGGAACCACTTTGAGCAACGATACATACACTCTATACGGGATCACATAACGGAGAAGACAATGGCAACTTATATCAAGGCATCCCTCAAGCGTTCCTATGCTGAAAGTTTTCTCACCGAACTGGAGAGAAACGAAAATCAGTATTACTTTTTTATATCCAAACCTACTGCGTGGACGAACGAGAACTCTCCGCCAGTGTATACGGATACCGTTTCATCTGAATATGCTGTTATGAACGGCATGATTGGTTACAAAAAAATCACTCCAGAGAATGTGTTTTTTGCTCTTCCTCGTTATGAGTGGCAAAGCGGAAACACATATACGCAATACGACGATTCTGTGGAACTTTTTTCCGATTCAATCACCAATCCGTTCTATGTGGTGACAGATGAATACAAGGTGTATAAGTGTCTTGGAAACAGTGGAGGATCGCAATCCAACCAAAAACCAACTGAAGTGTTTTCTCAGCCGTTTGCTCTTTCTGATGGATACATCTGGCAATATCTTGCCACCATCAGAGAAAGTGATCTTCCATATGAACTTTCTGATTATTTTCCAGTAGACTATGCCTACACAGCCGATGATACGGAGACACAAAATCAATACAATGTGCAGATCAATTCTGTAACAGGAACAATAGACCGTATAGTAATGTCTGGTGTTGGTTCCAGTGGAGTGTCCGCAGGAGTGTATCCATACACCCTGTCTGGAGACTCTGCAATTAAATTGGCAAGCATAGAGCAACTGTCTCCAACACACAAGCGCGTGACCATAACCGACTCTGCTTCTCGTGAAATAATAGGAACAACTCCAACAAACTACATTGGATATGTTCTTAGAATATCAAACAGCACGGTAACTGCATTCAGTGCTTCGGAAGTGAACAATTACGGTGTCATTGTGGATGCAACAGTTTCTGGAAACTCTGTTTCGTTTGTGGTGGCAAACGATCAAATGGATTTTTCGTTTACTGCTCCGTCACCGGGAAATGCTTTTAATATTGTTCTTGCAGAAATACTCCCATTCGTCAAGATAACAGGAAATGGATCGGGTGCGTATGCGTTTCCAATTATGAGTTCTTCGAAAACAATAACTTCTGTTGTTGTTGCAGGACAGGGAGCAAACTATTCGTCTTCAAGTGCTTCAATCGACAGCACGAAAACAGCAGGAACCGTTCATCCCACTCTTCGGATAGTACAGTCTCCCAAGGGAGGTCATGGCAGCAACATTCTCAAAGAACTGAATATAAAGGATGTGATTGTTGTTATTCAGATTACGGATTCTGATTCTGAAGCCATTCGTGGTGGTGGATCATATCGTCAATTCGGAATTATAAAGAATCCTGTACTGAACTCAGACAGGGGCAGAATTGCAGGAACCGAGAACACTTACTACAGAGATTTGTTTCTTGTTCCTGTTGACAATTATTTTCAGTCAGACTTTCAGTCCGATTTCTCTTCCACAGGTGAGGTAGTGATTATTGGAGATGAAAGCAAGAGTTCTGCCCGCGTAGTCAGTTCGTCAGACACAAGTGACATTACTTCTGACGGATCTTCTATAAAGGTAAAGACTGTCAATAGTTCTGGGAAATTTGTTTCTCGCGCTGATCGCCCAAACGACTATATTCTGAAATTTGCCACAGATGGATTTCCGTCATCTCCTTTCCGTGTAAATGAAAAGGTGTATCAGGTAATTCCTAGTGGAACGGTTTTTGATAATGGAATAGTTTACGGTTACGATCTCTATGTGGAGGGCAAAGTTTTACAATCGTATTCTAATAGTTGTGTTGTTCAGGTTAGTGGAAACGGAAATTTTGTTGTCAGCAATAACCAATACTTGAACGGAGCCGTGTCTGGACTGACTGCCACCATAGGAGAAATCCAACCAAGATATGGAGAAAGTGTTCGTATATTTGTGTCTGATGGAGAGTTTTCCAATGTCATTAGTCGTGATGATATCACTAGGCTTTACAAGATAGTTTCTGTGGGACAGCCGTATTACGACACCGACAATATTCCGTCATACAGAGGACTCCATTTACTTGAAATCAGCACAAGCGTTTCGGGAGCAACCGGCAACATAGATGTTACTTCAGCCCCGCTGACACAAACCTCTTTTTCAAATGGAGACATTGTTTCTCAGGGTTCCACTGCGGCTGGATTTAATTACGCAGCAGGAACGGTTTATGAGTGGGATTTTGTAAATCCTGCATATGGAAGACTGTATTTGACTGGAGTGACAGGAAAATTCTTGGATGTTGAGGAAAACGGACTGACAGGGACTGCACTTGGATCGTATGTTGTTTCAAGATTTCATCCGCCAGAGATTGATACAACTTCTGGAGAAATCTTATACATAGACAATGTGCGCCCCATTACACGAATTTCAGGTCAGAAGGAAGAATTTAGGCTCAGATTGGGCTTCTAAGAGGGACATATGGCATACGATCCTAGCATCTTCAACATCAGTCCATACTACGACGATTACAACGGAGACAAAGGATTTCTGCGAGTCCTGTTCAAGCCTGGATATGCTGTTCAAGCGCGTGAACTGACCCAACTCCAAACAATCCTACAGAATCAATTTTCAAAAATAGGGGATCACCTGTTCAAGGATGGATCTCGTATTGTTGGTGGTGGTATTTCGGTAAGGAATTCTGCGTATGCAATGATTTCTGTTGAAGGAGATTCGTCCCTCCGTTCTCTGGATGACTATTCATTTCTTGTTGGATCTACCATACGGGACACCGCAGGAGACATTAGGGCAAAAATTGTTCATATAATTCCACCTGACACAACTGACGGAAATTTGGTTGTTGTTGTGGATTTTTACTCTGGATTTTCTCTGTCGGGAACCGAGTTGGTCATAGAAAAAGAAGGAATTGAAACTATTGATGGTGTTTTTGTTCGTACTGGAGTTTCGTATCCAACAGAGGGATCGTGTAAGGTGGTTTCTGTTTCTGATGGTGTGTTTTATGTTGATGGATTTTTTGTTGCGGTAAAATCATCCGTGTTTGCTCCGTATCGGTCTGTTAATGATGTCTATCGTGATCTTAATTTTTCCAATTTTTCTGAGTTGTCCAAGAAAGTAGGATTTTCTGTTGATCGTGATGCCATAACAGACAGTCAAGATCCAACACTACGAGATCCATCAGTAGGATCTTATAATTACAATGCACCAGGAGCAGATCGCTATAAGATTTCTCTTGTTCTTTCGCAAGTGGATATTGATTCCAATCCTGATGATTTCTTGGAACTGATTAGATTTGAATCTGGAAAAATAACCAGAAAAATAGACAGAATAACCTATGGAGAGATTCAAAAGGTTCTTTCTCGCCGCACATTTGATGAATCTGGTTCATATACTGTCATCCCCTTTGATGTTTCCGTAAAAGAACTTTCGGACGAGACATTCGTTCTTTCTGTGGGAAAGGGAAAGGCATATGTTCTGGGATATGAAGTAGAAAATCAGTATCCTGCTAGCGTTGCTCTTGCGAAGGCTAGAAATTTGAAGTCAGAAAGTGAAGTTTTTCCATATACAGTTGGAAACTATGTCACCGTAAATATTTTGACCAATGGCTCTGGTTCTTTGGCAGGAATCGGTCAAACATTTGCGAATTATCTTTCAACAACATCTTCTGGTTCATCTCGTGTTGTTTTTCGTTCCCAGAATGGTTCACTTGTTGCAGAAGGATATGTACACGGAATAATTCCGCATCCAACAGGACTGACCGGAACACAGTATAGGCTGTACATTTATGGACTGTCTGGTTCTTTGCCGTCCAATACTTCTACCGGTTTTGGATATTTGTATCAGAGTGGAACTGGAATCACCATTGGTGCTTTTGACTCGGTGCAGACAACTGCACCAGTTTCAAGCGAATACAGTTCTCTTGTATATGAAATAACACCAGGATACTCCATCTTTGGAATTGATAATTTGACCATTCCTGTTAAGGCTACAAGCAGCGCCGCAGTGAGTGTAAACACTAGTGGAAATGTAAGCACATACACTTTCAATAAGTCTAATTTCTCGGACATAATTTCCACACCCAACGCCAGTTCCTTTTCATTCTTTCCATATGGAGAACAAGGATTCAACAGCCAAGATCCTTCTGACCTGTCTTTTATACGCAGCAGCGATGGTGCGGCTTTCACTCCCATCACGGGAACGCTGACCAATCAAAATCAAACCGTTAATCTTGTAGTAACTAATCCCCCATCGGGATTCGTTTCATCTGGTGCTATTCGTGTATGTGTGCCTATTTTGTATACTCCAAACACATCTGATTCTTCTACTTTCCGGACAAAAACTCCAACATCAGTTACTGCTACGATTTCATCTTCAGCAAATCCGAGTGTTGATGAAAACGGAAGGCGTTATTTTGAATTGCCGTATAGAGATGTATACGCTATTACATCTGTGGTGTTTACTACAGGAACTCCTGCTACACAGACAGATGTTACTCAAGATTTTGAATTGGACGACGGACAGAGAGAGACACATTATCAAAACGCTCGTTTGTATATCAAGCCTGAAAAAACAAGCGAGGCAAGATACAACTTGCTAGATTCTGCTGTTTCTTTGCAGGTTTCTCTACAGTATTATGTACACGCAGGTCTTGCGTCTGCGCCCTTTATCGGCGCTGCTTCTTATATTGGGGTAAACTATCAGAACATTCCTTTGTATGTGAATCCCAAGACAGGAAAGACCGTATCTCTAGCAAATTGTTTGGACTTCCGAAGAAGTGGACTCACGGCAACGACACAAATGCTTAAGCCATACGGAAGGTCTGAATTTGGAATACTGGGAGACACTAGCGTATCTTATACTCACTTTTTGCCAAGAATAGACAAATTGTGCGTAAAGGCTGATACTGAAGACGGATCTGCACAGTTCTTCATTGTTCAAGGGACTCCAGCACTTGCACCTGTTGCTCCACCTGATCCTGCCGATGGAATGGTGATTGCGAACATTACAGTTCCATCCTATACACACGACAAAAACTCTGTTGTTATTACCCCAATAGACAACAAGAGATATACGATGGCAGACATTGGAAAGATAGAGAAGAGAGTGGATGAAGTGGAAGTGTTTGCGAAACTCTCTCTTTCAGAATCAGAATTGGAGTCTCGTTCGCTCAAGGCATCTGCGGAAGAAGCCGAGCCACTAAAGACTTCTATATTTGTTGATGAGTTTTATGGACACTCTGTAGCAGATGTCGTGGATTCTTCGTATTCTTGCTCTATAGACTATGAGCGTGGAGAACTTCGTCCATTCTTTACCACTACCTCTGTATCACTTCCTGCCCCAACTCTAGTGAACTCGGTTGTGTCTTCTGATGGTTTGATAACGCTTGAATACACGGAAACGCCATATATTTCCAACAAGCAGTACACCACTAGCGTTCAGATCAATCCATCCAATACCGTTAATTGGCTTGGTTACATGAAATTGAGTTCTGAAATTGATCCTTTCTATGACCAGTCTTATCGTCCCGTGGTGAAGACTAATGCATTGAAAGAAAACGACAACTGGTTGTCCTGCAATTCTAACGACGCTCGCGGATTTGGAACACAGTGGAATGATTGGGAGAGTTTGTGGACAGGAATTGAACAGATTCAAGAAGAACAAGACGATATCCAAAAGAGAATAGTTCGTCTTCCTCGTACCGTTTCCCTGTCTTCTGTTCCATCCGTTAATTCTGGCAGCAATACTTTTGGTATTTCACGAACCGTAGATTCGGTAAATGAAAAAACAAGCAACTACATCAGTGTTCGGCAGTTGAAAAACCGAATCAAGAAGTCCGTTGGCTCAAGAACGGTTGATCGTAGTGTGGTTCCTTATATACCATCAAAAACCATTACTGCAACTGTTCACGGATTAAAGCCCAATGTAGACGGACTGTTCCTTACATTTGACGGTCAGGTTTTAGCATCTGGATTCTCAACAGACGAAACTGGATCTTGCACGGTTCAATTCTTGATTCCTCCCAATACATTCCTTGTAGGAGAACGGATTGTTCGTGTATCCGATTCTCAAACAACAGAAAATTCAACAATGGCAGCAGAATCGGTGTATCGCTGCACTGGAATTCTTGAACAGAGAGATTCTGGAGTTTACTCCACTCGTCCTCCTGTTCTCCGAAGACAACTTCCTGCAAGCGAGGCAGTTTCAAAAGATCCATTTAACAGAGACATAGATTCTGTTGAGAACACCCATTGGAGCGATCCTCTGGCGCAGACTTTCTTTGTTGACAAGAAAACAAATCCAAACGGTATATTTTTGAGCAGCGTTTCTCTGTATTTTGCGAACAAGGATTCTGTGCTTCCGGTGGCAGTTCAAATTCGCCCAACGGTTTCTGGATACCCTTCTCCATCAGTGGTTGTTCCATTCAGCACGGTTGTTCATCCTGCTTCAGGAATCACAGCAAGCGCAAGTGTTCCAATTGAAACAAAGTTCTCTTTTAGTAGTCCTGTTTATCTTGAACCAGGCGAATATGCTCTGTGCGTTCTTGCAAACAGCGATGATTACAGGCTGTTTGCTGCTCAGACTGGGACAAACACCACCGAGAACTCCGCTGCTGTTGGTGGAAGAGCAGGAAACAATCAGCGAGTGGGAAGTCTTTATGCTCCTCAAGGAATTGGTCCATCCGCAGAAATAAACAGCACGGATCTAATGTTTGCGATGAATCGGTGTGAATTTGTTTCAAATGGAACGGTTCGTTGGAGTGGAATTCCTTTTGTCAAAGAATCGCAAATATTGAAGGTGTATGCTTCTGAAATAGTTCCTGAATCTTCAACTTTGTCTAGAAATTTTGGCTCGTATTCATTGCTGAACAACGATACTCTTTATTTTGATTTCATGTTTACTTCTGATCCAGAAATGGTGTATCAGATGGAGAGAGGCAGCGACACTTCTGTTTCTCCTGTTGTAGACAGTGCCACAATGCTTGCTGCTGCGGTGAGGATAAATTCTGCATCTCCGCAGAACAACAAATCAAGATATGTCAGCAGAGTGGTAGAGTTGCCTCCTGATCTTGCTTCAAATGGAATATCGGTGTTTGTTGACGCTAATGTTCCAGTTCATTCTGATGGTGTTGTCCGTGTTTATTTCCGTACACTGCTTGTGGGCGAGACTGAAATTTTTACAAAACCCTGGCAGCAGATGGAACGCAGGACACCACAATTCACCAGCACATCAGAGATAGACTTCCGAGAGTTGGAGTTTACCGGACAAACCACAGATGGGGCTAAATTTGTTGGGTATCAGATAGCGGTTGAACTACAGTCCCCCTCTGTTTCTTCCACATATTACGAAACTCCAGCGGCACGAAACATCAGAACAGTGAGTTACATAACAGTATGAAGTATATAAGAGATTCGGCAACTGGCGCTTTGTTTCTTAGAGATAGAAAAGAACTTCAAAGATTTTCCGAAAAGCAAATGTTGGAACAGGAGATACGGGTTCTGAAGAACGAGATAAATACTCTAAAATCATCTGTGCAAGAATTAAAGGCGATTTTAGAGTCTATCAAAGAGAGCAAGTAACCTATGGCAGCAAACACAGGACCAGATGTAAACACTTACCCTATTCCAGAAGTGGAGTTGGGTGATACTTTCAATGTGTGGAAAGACATTACTAATACTGGTGTATACAAACTCAACAAGGTTAGGGTTTACGAAGGCATCAGCACCAGCGATGTGGTTGCTTCTACTGATTCTAGTGGAAAACTGTCACTCCTTTTGGCACCCACAATTCCCACAGGACACACTTTTTCTGCACAGATGTCTTTTGGTGGTCAGGTAGTTTTTGGGTCTGGTGTCACATTCAATGGACCAGTTACATTCAATGCTGATTCATTTACAGTGAACGCAAACATCGTAACCATAGACGATTACAATATTCTTCTTGGTGATACTGCTGCTGCGAGCGATGCTAATATTTCCGTTGCAGGCGGTGGTGGACTGCTTATCCGTCGTGGCAGCGGAAACACGGCAGAATGGCTGTGGACCCCGACAAACCTGCATGGCATCACTGGAATATGGACAGGCGATGGACACATTGGATTCAAGGGAAACGCGAGCGGAATCTATCCTAATGCTGGAGGAAATCTGCTTGTTCACGGAACCGGAATCAGACTTGATGGCGGAACCACAACAGAACACGGACTTCTTGTTGGTTTGGGTGGAAGCGGAACAACCACCGGCAGGACCATTCAGTTTTCAAGGTATTCGCCAGCAGGATCTACTGCATTTATTGATGTTACTCTTCGGACTCCACCAAACCCAAATTCTTCTGGAACTCGTCCGTATGTAAGTGTCAGTGATGGTGCAAACAAGAAAACCGTCACACAGACATCACACAGCCTAACTGTTGGAACTCCTGTCAGACTAAATCCAGCAACAGGAAGGTATGAAGGAGCAAAGGCAGACACCGCAGACAACGCTGAAGTCATAGGCGTGGTTTCTCGTGTGATTGGTGGAAACGAATTTGAACTAACTTTCATGGGAGAAGTTTTTGACATAAACTTTTCTCAAGTTACCGTAGAGGGATCTGCCGGAATAACCGGTGCGGTTTACTATCTCAGTCCATATGTTCAGGGCAAACTGACTCTTTCGTATCCAACTCTTGTAGACACCGTTCACAAGGGAGTTCTTATTGCCACATCGTCTTCTTCTGGTGTGGTGGTTCCTTGGACAGGCGGAGTTCTCAGCCAAGCAGTTGTTCTTGGAGAGTCAACAAGCAATACCATCAGAATAACCCAATTGAATCAGTTCAGGGTGGGTGATGTTATTCGGTTTGATGCCCGGTCGGGTGGAGCAAACCTGTCATATGGAAGCGGTGCTGGAGCAACATCAGCATACTACCCGCATGGTCTGTATGTTCGTGCAGACGCTAGAGTGAACAGTGGCGCAGACAATATTGCTGGCATGGTTGTTGCTACCACTCCTCTTGTTGGGTATCCAGGAATAAACCAATCTTTCAACATTATGATGGACGGATTCTTTGCTGTTCCGACCGGAATAAGCGTGATGAATGGGGGTGTTCCTGGTGCTCTTGTTGCGGGAACGAATTATTTCCTGAATACCGATTGTGCAGGCACTACTGGGGCATTTGAAGGCATTACATCGTGCTTGAGAAATTCTGCTCCAGTTGGAGCCGGAACCATTGATAAGCCTGTCTTGTTTGCAACATCTCCTACCAGTGGATATGTGTACTCGTATCGTGGACTGGCTCCCAACTTCTCGCTCAACAGCACTGAAGTGAATGTAAACACTGCACTGATTCGTGACATACGGTCTGGTGTAAACGGAGACTTGGTGTTTGGTGTATACGATGGTGGAACAAACGGTGGTTATGAGGTAATGCGATTTGATAGCCTGTCCGGCAAAAAGGGAAATGTTAGAATAGGGTCGTCTGGTTTTGGAACTTCTTCCATCGGCGCAGGCGGAACCCTTTCTGTTGCAGGAACAATTGTTTCTGGTGAAGCCGAAGCAAAAACGAATGGAACAGTCCTGCTCGCCAGCCGTTTCAACAGCACATATCCCACCACACTAAACACCTTTGGTGCCATGCGTAGCACCGGAAACTCGGTGATTGGTTTTGGAGCCCGTCCGAATTTCGGTGCAGACGGTTATTTCAGCACCACATCACAGTCGTTGGTCCGAACAGGTGTTGAGGTTGGAGAGGAGGGCGACAATTCTCTGTTCAAGGTGATGTCTCATGGACGCACCACAGGAACAGGTGTGTTGAACATGACGGAACTGTTCAAGGTTTCTGGTCTGACGGCTACCTTTGCTGGATTTGTCAGTTCTGCTGCGGGATTCAGTGCAGCAAACTTCTTTGGAAACGCCAGCACTGCCACTCGTCTTCAGACCGCAAGAACCATAAATGGAACCGCATTTGACGGCACACAGAACATCAACCTGACCATAGAAAACTCCGCTATCAGGCAGAGTTCTGGTGTTTCTGTGATTGGACGGTCTGCCAACAGCACGGGAACGGTGGCTGACATTGTTGCTGGTGCAGACGATCAGGTGCTTATGCGTTCTGGTGGGGTGCTTGGATTTGCTGCAATCGGAACAAACAACATTGCAAACGGAGCCGTTACTCCAAGCAAGATCACCGGAAAATTAAAGTTGAACTATATTACATTTTCTAATATTGGTGGATTTTCTTGGACTGCTCCATCAAACATCTTTAGTTCAGTAACGGTGAGGATTTACGGTGGTGGACAGGGAGGCGGAGGCGGATATTACTATACAGTATCTAGTACTATTCTTAGGATTGATGGTGTGAATGGACGACCAGGTGGCAGAGGGTGTGTTGCAGTTGAAGTTGCTCCCGGTACTGTTCTTTCTGGTACCATTGGTGCAGGTGGAGCCGGACTTAACACTACAACCGCTACTTCTGTTCCGCCTCAAGGTGGTGTAGGGAGCAGCACCTCTTTCATGGGAATGGTGGCTGGTGGTGGGGGAGTCGGAGGCAATGATGGAACATTTACTATTGGAACTTTTCCTTCTGGTGTGGTATTGGTTCAGAATTTTAGAAGTGATGCAAACAGAATAGCCGCAAATACAAGTAAAAGAGCAAGGGCAGTTTCATCTAGTGCGGCAATTGCGTGGAGCGATGCTCTTTCAAATCAACCCGGTGAAGGTGGATCTGGTAAAGATTATAATCAGAGCGATGCCTCTGGTGGTATTGGTGGTGCCGTGCTTATAGAATACTGGACGCTGGAGTGATCGGATGATTTTCAAAACACATCTTGATGCATAAAACACAGGAATAACAGGACACACAATGGGATCATCACTATTTCTACAAGGCGGAACAGTAATTTCCAAAACACTGAGCGATACCGTTCCTCAGCCTGGACACGGATTTGCCATTGGTGAGGTTATCCGCTGGAACGCACCAGAAAACCGATTTGTAAAAGCGCAGGCAAACAACGCACAGAACGCAGAAGTCGCTGGCGTGGTTTCTGCCGTGAACAGCACCGATGATTTCACATATGTTTACTCTGGCTACATGGAGTTGCCGTCAACGGTGGCTGGCATTTCATTTCCTGCCCTGTTCTTGTCAGACTCCGTTGCAGGTGGACTCACCGGAACTCCTCCCAGTGCAATTGGCTCTGTGGTAAAGCCGGTAGTTATTCGTACTTCCAATGGGTCTGGACACCTTGTGGTGAATTATCTTGGAACACAGATTGGTGGTTCATCAACGATTTCCGTTGACCAGATTCAACCGGTTGGAACAGTCATGCCGTATGCAGGAACAGTCATTCCTGATACATGGCTGGTGTGTGACGGAATATCGTATGAAGTTTCTTCTTATGCGGAACTGTACGACAGAATACTGTATTCCACATCTCCTCGTGTTCCCATGCACGGGTATGTGGTCACTCTTGGTGGAGCCAATTTTGTTACAACCGCAAATCCCATCCTTGTTGGGGATTTTGTACAGTGCAAAACTGCTTCTGGTGCTTGGTCGGGTGGATTGTATGATTCAAATGCCACCATCATGGGCAGGGTTCTTTCAGTCACGAATGCAGGAATAGTTGTTCAGGTTCTTCCAAACTACAACCCAAGCACAAAGACTTTTTCATATCCGAATGCAGTTTTTGTGGTTGGAACAACTGACATTGCCACAACGAGCACTGCATCAACCCAATACAGATTCTTGGATTCCGCAGGAAACTTCAAGAATCCTGGTACAAGCATAAGCATAACAACCAGCAGCATCACGCACTTCAATGTTCCAGACTTGCGTGGTCGTTTTGCTATGGGCGTGAACACAAGTGGACTGTCCGAAAGAGAAAATGATTCTGGTTATTTCTCTGGTATAACAGGAACATACAGTCTTGCTTCCTTTGGAGGACAAGAGAGCGTTCCTGCACCAACAATCAGTGTTGCTACAAGTGGTTCTCTGAGCAATGCGGTTGCCAATTTCCCAAACAATCTGATGGCTAACATACCTCCGTATGTGGCAGTTCGGTATATCATTAAATCCAAGCCCTATACCCGTGCTGCAATAATCGGAGGAGTAGAAACCGATTATCCAAATCTGTTGGTTGGTGACCTTCGCTCAGGCATCATGCGTGGTGCTGGTGTCGGGGAAGACTTGGTTTTCAAGACCAACACCAGCACGCTCACAAGCGGCACAGAGCGGATGCGATTGACTAATGGTGGAAATCTTGGAATTGGAACAGCAAACTCATCTTATATCGTAAGCACAGGCTCAAACATTCCACAATATCCTCTAGAAGTTGTTGGTGAGTCTGAAACCGGTGGTGTATTGAATTGCGCTAGATTTATAAACACTGCTGCGTCTACTTCTTCTGTGAGAATACTGCTAGGATCAAATGCAAGTCCTAGCGGTGGAGGAGCAACACAGGCTTCGATTACAGCAAGAACTACTAATGCTGGTATTGGCACTCTTGAATTTGGCACATCCGGAAACACACAGAGAATGGTGATTGATGGTGTTGGAAATGTGGGAATAGGCACATCTTCTCCAACAACCAAACTTACAGTTGTAGGAGGAATCAGTGCTTCTGGAGATATTACATCTTCAAAATTTATCGGAAGCGGAACAATTCCACTGGGCGGAATCATCATGTGGAGTGGAGTCTCTGTTCCCGCAGGCTGGGCACTGTGTGACGGAAGAATCGTAAACGGATACTCCACTCCCGATCTTCGTGGTCGCTTTGTGGTTGGTGTAAACACAAGTTCTGTTGCTGTTCCGGTGGGTCAATCTGCACCAACCGTAAATACCCAACAGAAGACATATACGGTTGGCGCTGCTGGAGGAACAGCAAACGCGGTAGTTGTGGAACACAGCCACACAGTCACAGATCCTGGTCACAGTCACACCGTAAATCCTGGACTGCACAGGCGCGGAAAAGACGGTACGCAGATTGGTGCAGCGTGGGGCGGAGGTGACAGACCTTATGGTCCTGGTGCAAATTATACCACACCAGCACAGACCACAGGAATTTCTATTTCCTCCACAGGACAGAGCGGAACGGATCAAAATCTTCCACCGTACTACGCATTGGCATTCATCATGCGTGTCTCGTAAATAAATAAGAACAAACACACAGGAATTTCATGTCAAACTTCTCACACATCTTGTTTCCAAGCAGTGCCGCACTTGCGGGTTTGACTCTCATTGCAGATGACCGTATATTCTATATTTCAACTGATGGGGATGACATTACGGGAACAGGAACACTGTCACAGCCATTTGCTTCGCTTGGCGCAGCAATGGAATCTCTGAGAAAATTCACCATATCTGGAAATGCCACTGTTACTGTTCGTCTTTTGAAGGGCGAATATACGGTTGGAGCAAATATTGATCTATACCACCCACAGGGCAGTAACATCATTATTGAAGGCGATCCCGCTGAATTCAAGCAAAAACTACTGTGGAGCGTTGAGGGATACTCTTGGAATCCTGCCAATTTTGCAGGGGGCGGACACACTGGATATGTTAGAGTTTTTGATATTGACAATGGCAGTACCGCTCACGGATTCACTGCGAGTGATGTAGGAATGTATTTTTCCATAACAAATGCTGCATATGGTGCCAGAAGTGGCTACAAAACAGGCGAAACTGGTGGTGTGTGGTCGGATTCCTCCCTCTACGGATGGCAGGATGTGGGAGACAGATTTTTCAATCACGGTCTTTCTCACGAAGAGGGTCAGGGAATTCTTGGAATCGGAAGAGTTTTAAGTTTTGGTGACACCTACTCGTCGGTGGTTGAATTCAAGAATCCAAATTATGACTCTCGTTGCCCTGCGTGGCACATGGATGGGGGCTTGAGCAATTCTGTGGCATGGGGTGGCATATCCAACAACTACCCAGAAACCCAATACTCCAAGCCAAATGGGTTTTACGGAAATCCGTCTTGGACTAGTGTTGGTGGTGCGACTGCATATCCGCAGCAAACCGCAGGAGTTGCCTACAATTCCACAGACCCATTCTTGGTGTCTTACTATCCTGTAGTGCTTCGTGCAGGATACGGCAACAACAGCGGAACTCTTTTCCTGAGAAACGGATCACTCAAAGCCATCAGGAATCTGTTCTTTGCTGCAAATGATGCTCCGTTTACTCTTGTTGATGGTGTCACGAGCAGCACACAGAACTACAGCCAAGCACTTTCTGCCCTCACAGACCAACATCAGTATTGGAGCGAGAACGGCACAGCCATCGCACTAGAAAATGCTAATATTAACATTAGGCATTTGGGATTCTATGGTGTAGGTGTAGCCATCGCTGCCCACTCTAGCAGTGTAAATGAATATTGCTCCACCGGTATTGTTGGTAATGATGTGCGCTACGCTGTCCCCAACTCTCTGGACAGTGCTCCTGTTA